TAATGTAACTAATATACATTATTTATAAACTTCTAGGGTCAGTCTCCCTCTCCTCAAGTATGTCACGTTCTTCCTGATATGGAATATATTGTTCAGTATATATCTCCCATGCCCTTTGAATCTCTGGCCAAAACCATACATCCATATCAGTTAAACATTGTTTCCTGTTGAAGTCATTGCTATTACAAATGTTGAACAACATAACCAACATTGTCAGTATATTAAAGATAGGAGACAAATTCATCTTGATTCCACACCAACTGATGTGCCATAAGATCTCTCAATCGGTTGATTCTAACCTCATCATATTGTTTAAAGTTGTCTCTCTTTTCTACTTTCTTGTAGTAATGAAGAGCGTTGATGATGATGGTATAATCTTCCATCGAGAGATCAAATTTCACAATTTTCCTCCAACATACCCATCATTGACAACCCAACTAACACCATCCAGTGTACCTTCCTGAAGATGTTTGAGGTGCCAACGTGTCATATCGACAACGATTTCTCTAGTCATACCAGTAAGTCCAACATCGTATTGGTAATCTTCTTTTGTTTTAGTTGACCACAATCCAAACCTGGTTTCCCAGACATAGAAACAATCATCGACTACACATTCATTCTTCCTGGTTTGTGTCATCTGTCTTTTTGTTAAAACCGAAGGGGCCATCCTTGTCTTCCTCTTTTTTGAATTGTAGGGCAACTGCACCGAGGGACTCCATAACTTTCAGGATATCCTCTGTTTTGGCACCTTCACCAAGTTCTTTAGAAACGTACCAATACTTAGACCAGAAATGTTCTCCAGCCTTTTCATAATCTTCAAGTGTCAACAACTTCATTTGTCAATGCCTCTTCAATTTGTTTGTCAAGTTCAACAATTACACTACGAATGTTAGTGACCCGAGTGGGACAAGACCCCTCATCATATGTATAAACTTTTGTATCGTTAAAGAGTGAAGATCGTACTGCAATAGCAGTCATCACATCCATTTCAACATTAATCATAGGTCTCCTTCTTTACGATTTTCGGAATAGTGAACATCAAAAGATCCACCAGGGTAACGAGATTCCAGTTTCTCAACATTCATCTCAATAATCTCATCAATAGTAGTATCAAGTCCCATACAGGCTTGAGCAATATACCACATAATGTCACCAAGTTCTCTCTTCATGTGGTACAGATTTTCTTCTGTCACAGGTTTACCTTGGAACACGATCTTCTTCACAATCTCAGTGAATTCACCAGCCTCGGCACACGCACCAACTGCAGCAGTAAGGAGTCTTTCAGAATGAAATCCTTGACCTTCAAGTTCTTGAAGACGGTATAAGAAAGCTTCATTATCTTTACTGGGTTGAGATGTGACACCATTTACAAACTCAAGGTATCGTTCAGTGTTTACTGTCATTTTAAATCAAGGGGTTCTAGTTGAGATTCAGGAAGAATTTGTTGCATTGGTAATTCCAAATCTGGAGCCAATGTAACATGTGGAACGTCCACTGTCTTTGGAGTTTCTCCAAGATAGACCTTTGTAAAGAAGAATCCAGGATGCATCTCACATAAGGTTTCTGCATCCCTTTGCCATCCACACTGACAATACTTCTCACCATTCAGATCATAAACCTGAAACATATGTGGTGGATCAATAAATGTCAGTTCAGAACTTGAATCCATCGAAAGACTTCTTAGGTTTCTCTTCATAAGTATACTCTTCCTCACGGGTATTGTCAAGTACGTCGTTCTGTGCAGACTGTTCACAATCATACAGTCTCATCTTTGCCCTATCTATGCCAACAATAAACCTCTTGTATATGGTTGGATCGTTATATCTATTCTTCAGTTGTTTCACCATAATCTGTCCCAGTTCTTCGAGCTCCTCTGTACTAATAAGGGCAAACATAAGATCAGCAGTAGCAGGCAAACCAAAGGACTCACTAGTATCAGTAAGCTCAACGTCAGAGCTACCAAAACCAGAACGAGTGGTCTGGGTGGCAGATACGATAGGGACGTTTGCTTCGACAGCGAGTCCTCTAAGTTCTTCTGCAATAGCCTTAATATAGCTATATGAATTGACATTACCCATCTTGCTATACCGAGAGGAAGCACATATATTAAGGTAATCAATGAAAATAATGTCAGGTCTAAATGACTTCTTAAGGGCAAGTTCGTTAAGAAGTGACTTAAAGTGTCCACTATGTGCAGATGCTGTTGGGTATTCCTTGATGATCAGGGTTCCCTGAGTCTTCTTAGATAAGTTATTTACCTTAGTCTCAAAGATTTGTTGTGGAGTTCCAGAAACATCTTGAATATCTATGTTCAGAAGGTTAGCATCGATACGTTCTGCAATCTTCTCTTCAGCCATCTCCATCGTGATATAGAGAACGTTCTTACCTTGTAGAAGAACGCCACTGGCAACGTGACACATAAAGAGAGACTTACCAACACCAGTGCCAGCCAAAGCAATATTGAGAGTTTTATTAGGAAGACCACCTTTTGTGATCTTGTTAAAGTATTCCAGGTCAAACTCGATTCGTGATTCCTTACGATTATAAAGTTCATATCTTTCTAGATAATCTTGAAAGTAATCGTGTCCAACATGATTATCGAAACTAACAGCCAATGCGTCAGATAGAATAGAAGGAATAGCATCTGCTGTCTTCTCCTTACTCTGTCCATCTGCAATACCAATAGACTCAACTAGAGCCAAGTAGATTGCCCGTTCACGACACCACTTCTCGGTAGTATTTACTAACCAATCAAACTCTGCAGGTTCATCATCTAGATGACTGATAAGATGAGTAATACTTCTAAACTGTTGTTCGTTTATATCCTTACGTTTACCAACTTCAATAGTCAAAACTTCCTTAGTAGGAACATTATTATATTCAGTGACAAAGTTTGAAATCTCATCAAATACAATCCTCTGATCACTATCCTCAAAGAACTCATCTTTCAAGAAAGGAATAACCTTACGAAGATACTCCTCATTGTGAAGTAGACTACGAAGAACAAGAAACTCAATTTTATCCATAGTGAATGTATGTACTCATAATATACTTCGTTGTGCTGGGTGCAAGTCCAGCGTGAGGGTACTCCCATGTAGGAGGGAATACTAATACTTTACCAGATCTTGGTCGGATATACAACTCTTCAGAGGTAAAAAGAGTATCTCCATCATTATTATTCAGGTAAAATAGAAATGCCAGAGCTCTCTTTGCGGAGGCATAATCTGCCACGTCAACATGTTCTTCAAATCTATCTTCTCCATTTGGAAGATACCTCTTGATACGAAATTCTTCCAAAGACCTAAGTCTAGGGAGAAATCGATTTTTCACATCAACTGAGTACATTCCATACGCTTTCTGTGTATAGTTGACGAGAATCTTTACCAGTTCTGGATGATGTCGATTGACGTTGAGTTGAGTAAAACAAGGTTTATACTCATTGTTAATATACTCATGACCATCTTGAGTGTTCTCAAATACATCAATCAATGTGTCACAAAATTCTTTAGGAATTACATCATATACTCGAACCATAGGAGAATTGTTCTTTTGCGATCTCATCTAACTTCTCCAAAATTTCTTGTGTAAAGTACTCTTCGGGGTCTTTTAAGATTGCTTTAGCATAAACTTTCTTACCATTCATCTCATATCGACCAGCAACGTTCTTCCAAAGTCCTCCAATCTCACCGAGTTCAAGAAGACCGTAATATCGATCAAGACCACGCTCATCGTAATAAAGGCGTACCGTAACATCTTTGTTCTCCTTACTTAATCTCGATTTGGCCGTTTTAGCTTTGATAAGGTTTCCGACAATATCCGTTCCATCCTTTTCCTTTTTCTTGCTGAGATAAATGATCGTAGACGCGGCATACTTGAGGCCACTGCCGCCTCCCATTTCCTTAGTAGGGACATAAGATCCGATAACATCATAGGTGTGGTTGGTAACGATCATTGGAATTTTAGCTTGTCCCAGTTTCAGAGTTAACATTCGGAATGCACCCTTGACCAGTTGGGACTTGGTCATATCACGAACTTGTTTGTCATCAAGAGCATCTTTAATTTCCTTCTCTGTAGATAACATACCAAGGGAGTCTAACACAAACATACAAGGTTTTCGTTCATCCTCTGGAGTCTTGAGATAAATTTCAACTGCCTGTAGTGCCTTCTGTCTGAACTGTTCAATAGTAACCACATTGATCACAACAAATCTGTCTAGGTCGATCCCACGACTTGTGAGTAGAGACTTGTTAACAGCGGCTTCAGTGTCAAAATATAGACAATACCCATCAGGATTAGCGTCAAGGAAATTCTTGACGACAGCAAGGGAGAAAAAAGTTTTTCCAGTGCTAGACTCCCCAGCAATGGCAGTAATCTTATCCCCAGATACACCACCAAATATAGACCCTGAAACAAGTCCGTTAAAAATGTAAGAACCCGTGTCCACATAGATTTCAGTGTCGTCAATATTTGATGCGAGTTGTGTGTACTCATCTCCAATCTCTTTTACAATACTTTTTAAGAAATCCATTAGCCAAAAAATAGTTCTAGGTTTACAACTTTTTCTACATTCCACCCAATAGAATCTAGAATGACCTTAACAGGTTCAAGGAAAGCTTTGTCAAATTGTAACTCATAATCAATGTACTTGTGAAGACCAAGTTCATATGGGAAGTCATTGTTAAATCCAATGACATTCTCACGAATAGGGTTGGCCTTCTTTAGGTGAACAAACTTAATCTTATCTCCATTATTGATCATGGAATACTTTTTCTCCAGACCATGTTCTTTCACATAGTGGTTATGGAGAAGTGCAGCTCTCACATGCATTGGACAACCCTTACCATAGATGGTGATGTTACTCTTATGTTTATTTACATCAGAGATAGAACGGGGGAATGAAATCTCTTCTACGGGAAGTTTATTGAACTTGGATCTCGACTCGTCAATGAACTTAATCATGTCATCTTCTGTTCCACTCATGATCAGTTTGAAGGCATCCTTAATCATTGTCCTACAAGGTGCAGGTGTGGATGACTTGATAGCCTCCAGTCCCATGATCTTCAGTTTGGGTTCTTCATAACGGACACCTTCACTGTCCCACACATTCAGGATGTATCTCTTCTTGGCTGTCCAGATACCCCTGTCTGCAATGTTCTCCCTCTTCATCTGCATCTTCTGTTCGTATGCATTCACATACTCAGCCAATTCTGAATAACACTTATCGATGTAAGGTTCTAGTTGGTCCTGGCACACCTTATCCAAAAGGTTCACTACCTTTTCTTTATCATCCTTTTGTTTAGACAAAAACTTATCTACAAGAGGTCCAAGGTTCAGATACACAGAGTCGGTATCAACAGCAACCACATAATCATTCTCAGTTTTGAGAAGATCATTCAGATACTTATTCAGTTTGTTTTCAATCCAACGAATAGATGTCTGTCCTGATGT